TCAACGCCTTCCTTCTATCGTATTTCCCCAAATCATTTCCGTGTGTCTAAAAAAAGCCAACAGTCCCCGGCAGCCTTCGTCGACGTCGTTCCAAGTCTTCTGGAAATCCCGCGTATACCACGGGTCGGCGACGGGCCGGGGATTTTGGGTATAATCCATAAGGAGCGAGCATTTATGTACCGGGTCACCGTGAAAGATACGCTTCATGTCCTGCAGGTTCTCTTCGTCCATGCCGATGAAATAATCGTAGCGACTATAGTCCGACCGACGCAGCAATGCCGCCCGCTTCCCGTCAGGATCCATGCCGTGGGCCTTTAAGAGCTGCTCCACCGGCGGGTAGACAGGATTGCCACAGCCATTCCAGATTTCTTCGTCCGTCGTCGCCGCCGAAGCGATGATAAAGTGGTCAGAAAGGCCGGCATCAACCGCCATCTTCCGAAAAACGAATTCTGCCATCGGCGAACGGCAGATGTTGCCGTGACAGATGAAAAGTATCTTGATCACTTTATTTTCACTCCTTCTTGTGCCGGGTTACGCCGCTAAATGCCGTATTATAGCGGTTCTCCCGTTCCAGGCGATTTACCTCATATATTCCATAAAGTAGTATAAGTCGGCATAACTCAGCCACCATTCGTAGTAAAATCGGTAGTAAACAGGGACTACCGTACTACCGTAAAAATCTTCTGCGTAAAATGCATGGTTCCATTGTAACAGAAAATGTGCCGGGTTTCATTAAAAAACCATATAAAAGGAAAGGACCCACAGGTCTTGAAACCGTGAGTCCTTTTTCGCATATTCCTTTACCTACGCTTCATTCTTGAAAGGGATAATCTTGGGCCGAATGGCACCTACTTGTTCTAACTCTTTGCGTACATTTTCCATTTCTTTCTGCTGCCGCTGCTGGACAAGTTCCACTTCTTTCTGGGCATTATCGAATTTGATATGCGTATACACATTGAGTGTGATGGAAATATCGCTGTGTCCCATCAAATATTGCAGTGTCTTGGCGCTTATCCCTGAAAGAGCCATGTTGGTACAGTACGTATGCCTACAAACATGAGGAGTGATTGTCGGCAGTTGGTAGCGATAAATCCGGTTATATTTACTAACGGCCCGGCCAAAATAATGTTCCCAATGCATCGCTACCAAGGGATTACCGTTTTTATCATAATAGAGGAAGTTACCATGACCATCAATCATCGTTTCAACTCTAGGCGGTTTTCGACGCCGCAGGATTTCAGCAAAACACTGATATACTTCTTCTGTCATTGGCAGCATCCTAGCCCCAGCCTTTGTTTTAGTAGAGATAATATAGCGTCTCCCTGTTGTATCCCGCTGAAGCTGTTTATCTACATTGATAGTACGGTTCTCCATATTGACGTCCCCAACAGTCAATCCGCAAAATTCTGAAATTCGCATTCCCGTGTGGAAAAGTATAAATATCGCTTCATAGTATTTTTTATAATGTCGGTCGTTTTTTAAAAATTCCAAGAAGAGCCTCATATCCTTTCGGGAAACCGCTTCTCGTTTCACACTGTCATTGATGAGGATTTCTTTCATTTCAAAATTAAAAGGGTTCCTCCATAAAATTTCATCATCGACTGCCATTTGGAAAGCTGGCCGTACAACACCCCGGACGCTGTGAATGGAGCTATATCCCTTCCCTTCTGATTGCATCTTGACTAGCCACAACTTGGCATCAGACATCTTGACCTTACCGATAGGTTTTTGCGAAAAAGGGTCTTTCGCCAGTAAGTTGACAACAAAATTATAATTCGTTCTCGTGTTAGGTTTAACCCCTGTCTTAACAGCTAAATAACGCTGTACTAATTCCATAACGGTCATGGTATCATCATCACGATTAGGACAAATAGCAGAACGGATTTCCAAATCCTTCTCTAATTCCCTCAGTGATTTGCAAGGCTTCTTCCCTGCCGGTAGTGGATCTGTGGGTTCCAGTTTCCAACTGTAAAAGAACTTTGGTCTTCCATTTAACTGATATTTGAACTGATATCTTCCATCTGTCCGAACCGTTTCGCCGGGCCGTAATTTTCGTTTTTTCTTATCCCTGCGGATACTCGACTGCGTACGTGGCATAATTCCAGTCTCCTTTCTCTTATTTCCTTGTCTATACATCACTCTAGCCAGCAAATAAGTCAACTCATATCCTTCAACTAAATACTCGAAGTCTGGCAAAGAAACTTTTCAAATTCTTTCCGGATGATAAGTAAATGGCTTCCGTTATAGACTATAAAAGAAGCATCTGGGCGTTCTGCAGCAAGGGCTTTGATTTTCTTTTCACCAATATGAAAGTACACGCTGGCTTCCTTAGGAGTCAGCATGAACCGTTGAAATAGAGGAATTGCATTTTCAAATTCATTCTGATTGTTCATAAAAACACCTCCTGCTTTGTAGCCACCGCAGAAGGTGTTTTCTGACGTTTCATTTTAATCTTTTTGATAAAATTCACATTCGTATCCGTCTGCCCGGAGCAACAATCCTTCAGCCCAGGACGGTGTACGTCCCATCTGCTCGCAGATGGCATTGACGCTGACATCCCGGCTGCATTCGATGATCAGTTCATCATGGACATGGCCGACGATAGCACAGCATCGTAAGGTCTGCATGGCATAGCAGAGGATGTCCCTGCTGATGCCCTGGACGATGTTTTCCACGAACTTCGGGCCGTAGCTTTCCAGCCGTTCCCACTTCTTCGTTGCGCCGACGCCCTCATAGGTGACGGATTCCCCGCCGAAACGGTTCTCGCCTATCCGGGGCTTCACATAGGAAAGCCGCCGTCCGCTTGGGAGCTGGATGAACAGCATGCCGCTCTGGCAGAGGAAGCGGATGCAGCCGGCCCGCATGGGGATATGTTCCTTGATGGCCGTCTTCACGGCGGCATCCACCTGCCACCAGAAATCGACGATGTGCGGATTGGCTGACCGCCAAGACTGCACCAGAGGATACAGCTCATTTTCCGTAAGCCCCATCTCCAGGGCACCCATGGCTTTCAGTGCCCCGATGGAACCGCCATAGCCAAGGGCCAGTTCTGCGATTTTCCCTTTCTGCCGGAGATGCCCGTTGACGCCATGCTTTTCCACGGGAACACCGAACATGGAGCTGGCCGAAGCACAATAGATATCGCCATTTCGGGCAAAGACGTCCGAGCGCCATGTTTCTCCGGCCAGCCACGAAAGCACCCTGGCTTCAATGGCTGAAAAGTCCGCTACGGCAAACTTCAGCCCCTGCCGGGGCACAAAGGCCGTACGGATCAGCTGGGAAAGGACATCGGGGACGGAATCATACAGGAGCTCCAGGGCTTCATAATTTCCCTGGCGTACCAGCTCCCGGGCTTCCGAGAGATCCGGCAGATGATTCTGGGGCAGATTCTGCAGCTGGATGTGCCGGCCGGCAAACCGCCCGGTCCGGTTGGCCCCATAGAACTGGAACATTCCCCTGGCCCGTCCATCCTCACAGGCCGTCATCTCCATGGACTGGTATTTACGGACTGATGATTTGGCCAGCTTCTGCCGGAGCAGCAACACACTGCGAAGCGGTTCTTCTGCTGTCTTCAGCAGCTTTTGTACTTGCTTCTTGCCCAGGGAATCGGTCTTCATCCCATGCTGTTCCAGCCAGCCGATCATCTGGATGACGGAGTTCGGGTTCTCCAGGCCCGTCTTTTCCTTCAGCATAGCCATCAGGCTGTCCCGGCTGCGGGCATCGATAACGATGGCATTTTCAGCCAGCGTCCGGTCGATGGCAATGCCACGGTCATTGATTTCCTGGTCAAGATGATATTCATCCCATATCGATTCCGGGACGGGATACTTCTTCAGCCGCTCCTGGATGGCCATTTCCACTTCTACGTCTCGTTTGTTGTAAGACTTGAACAGAGCCCATTTATCCGGGGCATGATGAGGAAGATTTCTCGTCCTGCCACCATTTGTTTTGGTTTCCTTGCATGGTACACAAAAGTAACGAATCAGTTCCTTGCCTTCCTTCATCTTCTGATTATCCAGATTCAGCACAGTGCCCACGCCTTCCAGTGAAAGGGGCAGACCCATGTAGGCCGACCAGATCATGGAGCATTTCCATCCCACCGGATTGAGGAACCTTGCACAGTCCTGGGAAAGCGGATGATGGTCATGGAACGGGTCCAGACTTATCCCCAAATCACTCAGATATCGCGACAGGCAGATTCGTTCGAAACTGGCATTGAAGGCCCACTTGGTGACGTCTTCATTGGTTAAGGCATCCAGAATATCTTCAGGGATATTTTCTCCCCGGGCCAGGTCAACGACCTGCACCTCGCCGCCATCTATGGCATATCCGAAGATGAGAATTTCAAAGGCCGGCGATTCAGCATATTTGTACACGCCGCATTTGGCCAGGTTGACATCGCTGAACGTTTCAATATCTATACTCATGCTTTTCATACGCTTCACCTCAAGAAAAGCGGCGAGACACAAGGCCCCGCCACCACCATTTACCAATACTTATTTCCGAAAAGATTCCATCTGTTTGCGGTGATATTCCGCTTCCCGTTCTTCCCGGTGCCGTGCTATTTCTTCATCACGCTGATCCTTCTTGAGGGCTGTATAAATTAAAGCCACAAAAAAACCGCTTGCAGCCAGTGCCACCAGGCAATACATCATCTCTAAAATCATTTGCATCGTAGTTTCCATTGAAATTCTCCTTCCTTATGCCAGGAAATCGTCATCGTCAGCTGTCGCGAAGTCATCTTCTGCACGGGGTTTACCGCCCAGAGGTTCACCGTCATGGATTTTCTGCAGGTTGTTCAGGCCACAAGCAATGCCCTTATTGCCGTTGCTGTTGAAGGCATAGAAGCTGATGGACGCACGGCCATAGACGCCAGAATAGACTTCGGAGCGTTCCAGGATATGCTGGCAGTCGGCATCGACGATGCCCGGCTTGGTCGCCGAGTTGGCATTGACGAAGAAGCTGTCTCTATAGGCGTCATCGCCCGGGCGTTCCAGGTCGCCGTCACGGAGCGGCGTCTTGATGGCTTCGAAAGCCGGTACAGCGCGGCCATTGCCCTTGAGCTTGCTTTCGCCTTCTTCGTAGGCAGCCTTGATGGCGGCGCGGATCTTTTCTACGGTCTTCGTATCCGACTTGGGGATGATCAGGCTGACGCTGTACTTCGGCGTACCGCCATTGATGGACTTCGGTTCCCAGACGTTGGCATAAGACCATCTGGTATTGACCCCGGTAATCACTTTGCACGGATTGACATAATTCTTGGACATAGCAAGTTCCTCCTTATTTTTCATCATTGAAATCATCTGTCGCGGTGTGCATGGCCGGACGCTTATCCGATTCCGGCACCAGGACCGGCTTGCCCTGCGGCTTTTCCACTAAATCTGACAGCAGTTCTTTGAACCGTTTCTTGCCGAGTTGTTTCGTCATCGCCGTGATGCCGAGCAGCTTCTTTTCATATGGGTCGAAGCCTGCTTCTTCCACTTTGGCGGCGACTGCTTCTTCGCTTACGTAGCGGCGGTTCGACCGGCCTTCGACCAGTTTCCATCCGTCCCACTGCTTGCCGGACAGGGCCTGCTGCAAAGCGTATTCCTTGACATCCCCGGCCCAGTTCACCAGTTCGTCGGCCTTAGAAAGGACAGCTTCGATTTCTTCATCCTGCAGCGTGGACGGGACGGCGAAATCATACCGGGCCAATTCCAGGTTGTATTCGGTCCGCTTGCGGCAGGTCGCCTTAATCTTGCAGAAACGGCAATGGTCGCCGGCCTTGTACTCCCCTTCGCCTTTGGCCGCCAGTTCCGCTGCAGGCTTCAGCACCGTTTCGGCCCACTGGAGCAGTTCTACCTTGCTCATGGTGCAGGTGCTGACGTTGTCCCGGCGGGGCTGGAAGATAGTCATGGACACCTGGCGGATATCATAGATGCCATCAAACAGGTTCAGCGCACCGAGGGCATAGCACATCATCTGCGGATTCTTCTCGGCATCTACCAGAACTCCCAAGCCATGCTTGTAATCGATGACTGTCAGAGTATCGTCAGCTACGATGAGGCAGTCGCCTGTTCCAAATCCGCCTGGCACCCACTTGGAAAAGTCCAGCCGCTGTTCGATCATGATCAGCGGATCCTTGCAGGATACTTTGGCCGCTGCCAGACATTCCATGACGAATTGCGCGTATTCATCGGTGCATTCCGCCATCTCCTCATCAAAGTACGTGAGGGATTTCGTCGGGTCTTCCAGCTTCTGGCCCAGGGCTGTCTTCACCTTGAATTCGCAGAGCGTATGGGCATCCGTTCCCTGTCGGGCGAATTCACTGGAGGTATCCGGCAGCTTGGCACATTCTTTCGCAGACGGCGGGCAGGCCAGCCAGCGATAACTGGAGGAAGCGGAAAGGACCGCGTGTTTAGTCGGCATGGCCCATCGCCTCCAGTTCTTCCATCAGGGCCGGATATTTGGCCGCATCCACACCAGAAAGGTTATCAGCACCGAACTTCTAGGTGAGCTGTCGTACTTCGTCCGTGTGTCCCTGTCGGGCCTTATCGGCAGCCACTCTGCGGACATCTTCCAAAGTCAGTTTCTTTTGGTCTTCGGCGGCAGATGCTTCTTCCTTTTTCTCTATCAGGGCATCGGCCATACGGAGAAGTGCCTTTCCGCAGTCGGCCAATCCTGCCGCCAGTTTCTGCATTTCGTCGTTTGTCATGGTAAAGCTCCTTTCCCGATTGATTCATGGATTGTCAGTTCTTTTACCGAATCACCCGGCACAATAATCGTGATTTTTTCTTTCCGTCCCAACAGGAACCGTAGAAGGCGTTCTCTGATAGAGACACAGCTAATAACCGCAATGCTTTTGTCATCAGCCTGAGATGCAACACCAATACTCATTCTTTGCGTCATCCTGGTTCACACTCCTTCCCGAGGTTTGTTTTGTTTATTTCCTCTACTTTATAGCCTTGAGAAAGATACTTATCTGACGGCTTACAAAAAAAATCGGTACAGGATTTTTTATTAATCCTATACCGATTGATGCCGTCTTTTTCGCCACCAGGCTGTGCCGCCGGCAGAACGATTTCACCGTGTTGATGGAAATCTGGAGCTGTGCCGCTATCCTGCCATACCCCACCCCGGCGCAGGGCAATGATCTGCTGTTTCTGTTCGTCCGTCATGATGGACACCTCCTGAAATTTTGGTCTTCAGGAGTAATAGGCCAGAACAGCTATCGTTAAGTACTATGAAGGCAAAAAAATACGGATGCCCATGATGAGCATCCGCTGATTGCAAATGATATTCAGTTATTTTCCGCGGTATTCGCAAACCAAGTCCACGCATCTCTGCAAATCTTTCTTGATGTCACTCTCCCAGAAGCGCAGGACGAGCCAGCCCATATCGGTCAGTTCGTCATTGACTTCCTTATCTCGCTCGATATTCCATTTTAGCTTTTTACAGTATCCCTCATTGGCTCATAAATTCCTTCTGTTTTTTGCATAATATTGATAATATTTAACGTTATCTATGGTATGTAGTAGTAATTGGGCATATGCTTAATCATTCTACTAATCTCCAAGGAGTTCGCATCGCACTAATATAACTAATAAACAAAAAAATCTTCAAAACACTATCCTGATGCACGCCACCACTCAAACATCGTTTGCTAATAAAACTCATTAATGCGGTCATATAAAATAATAAATTATGACCTATTTCATTTCGCATGAGAATTACATAGTTAAACACCGGTTCAATTATTGTTGAATTCTCAGCCATCGGTAATACTTATATTATAAGACCTAGATAACTTCGCTTTAATCAGTTGATTGATAGCATTTGAGGCACTCGACGAAAATCCAGGTCATGGAATATTACCCTAATATTCACATGTGAGCTGTGCTATAATTTAACTATAAATTTTGTCATATTTTGATTAATATTATTTACTAGCAGAAAAATAGATTACCAGGCTCCATATAATTTTAATGTTTATATTTATCGGGATTTCTATCTTTTGATAATTAGGAGAAATTAAGATGATTATGTTTATAAGTGATTTTTTATTTATGTTATATATTTTCACTTTTTTCATGACAGCAATTGTCCTTTATAAATGTATCAGGACAAAGAAAACGAAAATAAAAAATATAGCAATTATACTAATAGGAGTTGTATATTTAATATTCTATTCTTATGACTCCATACTAGTAGAAACAATTCAATGCAATCGTATAGCAGTATCAGATGCAGAAGGATTATCAGAAAAAGAAATTGTCAATAAAATATTAATTCACGAATTTGACCATTATAAATCCGAAAGATTGTTCAATAAAAATAAAATTTTTGATTATACAATTAATAGAATTGACGGACCAATAAAAATCAAGGACAATGATGGAATGGATAAGAATTATTATGATATATCATATTCAGTGAAAACCATAGATCCAGCATGGATTGCCGGTAATGGAAAAAATGAAGGCTTATGGGTAAATAACAAATCTGGATTTTTCGTTTTAATAAAAAATAATAATCAATATATTTTAAGGCATGTTGGGGGCTTATAATTATATACATGCACAAATTATTAGAAGACAGGATTAAAACAACAGAATCCCGATGAATAAAAAGGTTATAAACACATTCTGCGGTTTTAAATTCAAGATTTGCTTTCTTGATTTTCTATTAATTTATCATTATCTTATTTTTATTTCACTTTCGTATAATATGTCAAGGCCGGAATATTTTCGTCCGCACCTCCTTTAGGTCAATTATAGCTCGGCCTTAACATAATACAATAAATTACTGTTTTTTTCGTCCCAGAAATGCAATAATACTTCCATCTTTAGCAGCTTTATTTTAACAAAAAAGCTGGAGATTATACATTATATGCAATCTCCAGCTTTTATTTATGTTATTGATATGCTTCTGTCGGCAGCTCTACACTTTCCATATAATCCAGGCTTATATACGAACCTTTTTCATCTGATTCCCAAGTGCCATAAACAAAGCAACGCTGGCCTAGCGGACAATATGCACCATTCATCTTGACATTGACGGCATTGCCTTTCGTATCCCAAAAAAGCATGACTTGTCTATCAACCACAGTCTGAATTGCCCGACCTTTAAAAGCGACCTTCGTCCCTCTATCCAAGTTTGTAAACTCACTTATATCATTCATTTTATACTCTTCTAACTGAGCATTTGAAAGTTTCTTAACATTATTTTTATAGACTATTGGATCATCACTCACGGGATTCTCATGGTCAAATGCCTTATCTCTGATTTGTTCAAGTTCAAGCCCACCTTTTTGGGGATTTTTTGTTTTCTGTAGTGCTTCAAAATATTCCACAAAAGGATCTGGATCTTTGTAATCCATATGTCGCATTTTTAAAAATGGTCCTTTTTCATCCTGCATCATTTTACCAGTAACGCTAAACGATGTCCGGTTCAGCATCCTACCACTATACTTGCCTAAATCAACGCGAGTAATATTTCCGTTTTCATCCCGCATTTTATATATATTCCCAATTTCAAACTCACAGATCTCCCCGATAAATGTCGTTTCCTGGTCTTTTTCTTGCGCAGAAAGATTAGCAGCAAAGACGTTTCCTGTAATAGCAAGGCCCAGTAAGGCAACTGCCAACAATTTATTCGCACTCATAATTTCCCTCCTTTTGCTCATCCTTTAACATCCCTTGCCCGGAATCGTACGCACACGTTGAATATCCGGCGACCCATCTTTATGTTTAGTCAATGTATCGACACGAATACGGTCTAGTTCAGGTGCAAATTCTTTTAATGCTCTTTCCTTTAATTTTACACCGCGTAACATAGCTCTATAGAGAACTCCCGCCATTTCATATCTGGTCATTGCACGATGTCCGTCAAAATAACCATCCGGATATCCTTCGATAACGCCATTGCCTGCCAAAGTAGAAACATAATCATAAGCCCAATGGTTTTCTGGGACATCAGGGAAAAGTTGAATTTTGGACAAATCCAAGACATTGCCACTAACAGCATCTGCTACAAAAGAACGAAGATCATTCAATTCTTTTCGCAATTCAATTATTTCCTTTGCTGCTGCCACTCTGTTCACTGACACATGATTTTTTTGTCCAAATTTCCATGAAATGCTGGCCCCTATCATATCGTGCCCATCTCCAACTACTCCGCCAATAGAGAACATTGTATCTTCATTCGGACGATAAAAAGCACCTACTGCGACAGCGTTCTCGTTTCCATAATGCCCATAGCCAGTTGCAAAATCCCATTTTTCATCTGGATCAAAATCTAAGGGGTGTAACATAGCTAACGCAGCTGCTCCAGCACCTACTTTGTTAATTCTATTATCTAAACTATCCATTCGATTATTAATGTTTTGAATAGCCGTCGAATTCAGCCCAACCTGCTGCTTAACTGCGTATAATTCCGAACCGTTTACTGCATCCGTACTTCCCGGTCCTATACGTCCAGCAGCAACATTCGTGATAGTGCGTTCTTTTCCAACATCACCCACACTTACCGTGCCAACAGGAGAAGTACCGGAAATATTGCTATAGGTAGTACCTGTGCCAGGGATTTCTACAACAGATGTCCCGACTACTTCATTGGTTCGAGCGCCATTACCTAAGGCAACAGAATCCCTGATAGTTGCATGAGCATCATTACCAACAGCAATACCATTTTCTGCTGTCACCGTTGCCTGATTCCCTGCGGCAAAGCCACCTTTGCCCGATACCTGATTGCTGTTCCCTATTGCATAACTTCTTTCCGCCACTACAGTATTACCATCGCCAAAAGCTCCACCCAGATTTCCACCGATCTTATTGCTGTGGCCTACGGCAAATCCTGTCACATTCCCTGCATTGACCGCATCACGTTGAATCGTTGTAGCTCCGGGCTGACGTTCCTGTCCAATACTATTACCGCTGCCATATGCCAGCGAATCCATACCAGAAGCCACATTCTGCATACCAAAAGCAGAGCTGTTCTGTCCCATAGTAATATTTCCATATCCTACACTCGTACTATAATCGCCCGTTGCCTGGTTAGCTCCGATTGTTTGATAGTTTCGTTCGCGCTCTGTATTATCATTATCTGTTTCATCCACAGTATAAGTAGAATACCCAGCCCCCATTGCCGTGCTATAGCGGCCCGTTGCCCTATTAGAATCACCAACGGCTACTGCATGCCAGCCGGAAGCATACGTACTGGCACCTACAGCTGTCGTATATTCCTGCGTAGCCGTAGCACGATTCCCTATGGCTACCGCAGACTGACCAGCAACGGGATTAGAATCTGTTTCTGTTTTAAGTCCTGCAATGGCTTTATTGCCGATGGCTACTGAATTATAGGCATTGGCATGGCTATTATTGCCATAAGCCGTAGAATTACGCCGGTCTGCTACTGCCTGCCGGCCTACCGCCGTTGCGTCTTTGCCATTTGCCTGACTGTTATACCCAATGGCAATCGCTTGTTCGGCTACCAACCGCTGCGGGTCATCTGCTGCTTGTGAATTATAAGAAACCGTGGCATTTTCCCCAATCGCAATCGACCGAGTTGTATTGGCTCCGGCATTTACACCGGATGCGATGGACGCATACCCGTAGGCATGTGAACCTTGTCCCGTGGCAATACTGCCATTCCCCATCGCTTTGGCACCATCACCAACAGCAACAGCCGAAATGCCATCATTGTAATCGGCACTGTCGGTTGTATCTCCAGTCTGGCTGTCTGCCCCGATAGCAATGCCACGATATCCCTGTGATTGACTGCCATCCCCAATAGCCACACTGCTATGAGATGTGGTAGTCGCGTTATTTCCTATAGCAACATTATTAGTGAGTCCCGATGGTACCGGAACAGTAACGCGGTCTTCATTTTCATCTACTTTCTCAAGATTTTCTTTCACTTCATAATAAAGGTATTCTCCTGTAGCATAATCCTGTCCAGACCGTAGATAATATTGATCTCCTTTTTTTATAACATAGCCGCCACTTGAATAATCCCTACTATAACGTTTTCCATTAGAACCGTCATCATAAGTATAATAACCACCAGTGTCTTCCCTATAAACCTCTACATATACCCCCAAAAAGTCATCTAAATCTGCTTGAGAACCGGCCATTGAAAAATTTCCTATAGCTACATTCCCATAAGCCTGTGCGGCATCTTCATAATGTATGTCTGAGGCTGAAGGCATTCTCCAATGTGCCGTACCGTCTGCATCAATATATACACCAGAATTAGAATAACTGACTGGTACCGAACCTCCATCTGCTTGATATCCTATAGGCTGCAAAGGTTGTTCATACGCCAAAACGTTCCTCATGCCACCAATTCCCACTACTATAGATCCTATACAAGCGATTCTAATGGCAAGAATCAGCTTCTTTGACATATTCTTTTTCATCATTAAGCCTCTTTTCTTCAAAAAATTTTGTCCTGTTTCTCTTTATTTCATTTTAATACTAGTATAAAAATCCCTCCTCAAAATACATCCATAGCTAAAAAAGTTGATTATTCAGATTTATCTACTTAAATTTTAGCATAAAAGTTTCCCCCCAGCAAGACACTCATACACTAATAGTATTCGAGTGAGGGGGGAGTAAAGCAAGAAGTACCGCAGAAAGATTGGCGTACCAAGCTTTGTATGTTTGGATCCGACACATTCGCCCATCGGATTGTACAGTGTTCAATAGAGAACCCCTTTTACCCGTTGAACCAAGTTTTAGAGCTAACATTGTATCAAAGGCAACTCCTCAATGATCCTTTACTCGATAATCAAAGTATCTATCGGTAGTGTTTACCGCGCGGCCGCTATACTGAATCCGCTGTATAGCAGCCAGCAAACGGTAGGAAAGATGGTTAGAACCACAGACCAGATGTGCGCCAGAATTAAGAAACCTTGGACAATTCGTCTCTCAGTAGAGACGAATTAAAGGCCGTAATCCCTGCTCATCAAAGGGAACAGGGTCTTGATGAATGGACAGACAAAGGGCAACATCAAAATGCGCCAGTTCTACATGATAACAGGAGTGGATTAAATCGAAAAAAAACGGATTCTGACAGAAGTACACATCATTACAGGCTTTGAGCGGAAGAATGTATTGAAGCTTCTAGATGCCTACGTGGACAACCATTATGTCCTTTCAAAATGTACCGATTTCAGTAACAGTGCTGGCAGAATCGGATACACGAAGAATGTATTTGATAAACTGTCAGAGAGAATCAACCGCAATGAGCCTTTCCGACTGAAGGCAGACCAAAGTCATCTGTATAGGCCCTTTCAAGATTCGCTCCTGCAACAAGATAGTAGAATTATGAGAATCCGTATCCTTACCGCACCTGGACTACCAATTCAACATCATTCCCATCAGTGCTGACGGTGTGGGTGTGGGGTTGCCGCGTTTTCTGAACAGCCTGGAACATACCATAAATTGCCTTAGTGTCTTCCTGTAGTACTACGGGCATTTTGATGAATTATGATTTTCTTCCGTTGAAAGCTTAGCCCTATGCCATTTGGCCATATCCCCCAAACATCGCCTTGCCAAAAAGCAAAGGTAGTGTTAGACAGGCCTGTATCGTGAAAACACTGCTTCTTGTAAAACGCGGCGAGTCTTACATTGTCAAAGGAATAGGGAATATGAACTTTTTCTGTATCATCCGCAGATCAAGACCACTGATTTTAACGGATATGATAACATAAGGGCATTCAATCAATGCGGAGAGAAGGATTATCTCATGGGGACAATTTCCCTCTAGCCTGTTCTGCAACCATCACTAGCAACTATTCCTATTGCCCGGGACTATAAAATTCCATATG